GCTACAAACCGCATAAATACGAAGTTTGTAGCTTATGACTCCAACGAGAATCGAACTCGTGATTCGACCTTGAGAGGGATTTATTTTGAATAATCTGATACATATTCCTTGCTTTTCTATATAATCTATTCTGTTTCTTCTATATTATATCCCATTTTTACATACTGACTTTTACAAAACCTTGACAAAACTATATCATAGCCTCATACATTGAAAACACTTCATCATCTGTCATTGATCCATAGTCAATAGATACCCTTTTGTTCCTCTTGTACGGTCTTATGATCCCCTCTGCTTCTCCGATCTCTTTGATTCTCTTATTATTTCTCATCTGTCGCATGGCTTTAGACTCTCTGACCCTGGCACTTTCTCCGTTCACTCCTAAATGTTGACCACATTCCTTTAATGTGCAGCCGTATTTATATCGATCCTCTATTACCTGGTAGTTTTTCGGATCCTTTACTGCTTCACTCACTGCTGCCCACAGTGTCACGGTCAAGCGTTCCTTGTCAATCTTATCTTCTACCTGTGCCATATCTGCGGTATGGTCTGCGATCGTATCATCTATCTTTATATCTTCCAGTATCTTATCCTCTGTAGAACTAACTGACATGATTCCCATTGATTTCTTTAAACTGTCTAACTGCTTCTGTGTTAGTTCCAGGCATGCTCTAAACTCTTGATCTGTTGGTTTTCTGTTATGTGTTCTCATGAAATAACTTGATACCTGGTTATACTTGTATATCTTCTCTTGGGTATGGACTGGAACTCTGATCACTCGCCCCACATCATCTAAATACCTCTTCAAATGACGGCTAATGCAAGTTAAGGCATAACTTATAAAGGTTGCTCCATTATCTGACTTGTAGCTGATCGTGGCTTCATACAGAGGTATATATAACTCTTGCATCAGATCATCTATATCAGTCATTGAATCAATATTACTGTACTTCTTCGCTGTCTTGCGTAACAAGTAGTAATTCTGATCATATAGCTGCTGCATATTCTTTTTTATATCCTCGCCCTGTTGTATCCTTAAGACTAATTCTTCGTTGTTCATGATCACACCTCATAATATGAATATAGCCCACTGCATCACAGTGAGCTATATTCATCAAATTAACAATATATTTTAAAGGAGAATCCTATGAAATCTTATTCTGTTGCTTTGTTTTCCTGGTAATAAATAGCTTTTGTTTTATTCTCCAGGACAAACGCATCATAACAGATACGACCTTCAACTAATGATCCGCTGATTCCTGGCGGGTCTTGATGGATTTTGTATTCTTCTAGCTTTGTAGGTGCTACTGTAGCGGATGGATGAACAAGCATAAATCCAAAGTTTTCTGGTACTCGATTTACTGGTACCTTGATCACTTTGAATCCGTCAAGTTCAGCGATCACACCTTTTGCTTTGATCTCTTGGGCGATATCTGTTTCCATCAAGATATCTTTACTCTTTTTCATTACTGCGTATACTTTAGGAGAAACAACCAGATATCTATCTGTTTCTGGTACTTCCGCAGTATCTAATGTTTCAGATCCGGCCAAAATCTCATCATAGATATTTTCCGGTGTCAGTGTTTTAGCTACTGGTTTTGTTCCGGCACTGGCTACCATAATGCCGTATGTGTAAGTGTCCACTTCTGGGATCACTACCTCTCTTGTCTGCCTTTCCAGTGCTGCCGCTGCTTCTAACTGGTTTACTGTTTCATCATTGTCCATCTTATCAATAACAAACGTAAACGATCTGTCTTTCTTTAATGTCATTGTTTCAGTGGTTGCATCTAGATCTTTTACAGCTCCGTATCTGCTCCACTGCTCTCCAGACTTAGCACCGTTACGATCGTAGTCATTCATCTCTGACGTGCTGATCTTATAAATTTTTACAGTGCGTGCGTTAACAAAATCAAAATCTTGATTTGTTAACATTGATTTTTTGCTTTCCGTAGTAAATTTCTCATCTACATACGGAGCAAATTTAGTTGCTAATTCTATAGCCATTTTATTTACTCCTTACATTCTGATCATGTGAGGGTATTATCTTAATCCCATGGCTTTCCTGAGCTCCTTATCTTCCGTGCCATCCTCGTTATATGTACCGCCGTTTACTGATTTACTGATCATTATTCTTGGTGCGTTCGGGTCTGGAAGAAACTCTTTCAATGCTTCATATTTTCGCTTGAAGTCATCCAGGTCCTTATACTCTATGATCTCGGATAACTCCATGGGATAACCCTCTGCTGTTAATAGTTCTTTCACTCCTAAAGCCGCTTCACGTTTTGCAAGTGCCTGTTCTCTTTCCTGGAATGGATCCGGCTCTTGCTGTTGATATTTCTTTTTTTCCCGGGCTAATCTGTCTTGTACAATCCTATCAACCTCTTCCTGTGTGAATGACTTCGGTTCTTTGCCATTTGTTCCAGTTGGCTCTGTTGTGTTTGTTTCCCCGTTCTGGGTTGTGTTATTTCCCATGTCTTCCATGTTTTTATACCTCCGATAGAGTTTTATATGCTTATGCTCAAAATGAGCTAAATTACTTTAATGATCGGCAGTTTCAAGTCTTGCCGAGGACCTTTCTTCATGTGCGTGCGTTGCACTCGCCCAAAATGAAAATTTAAAAAACAGAATTTCAAAACCTCACAAAATGGTATAAAAGGTTCTCAACAAATAAAAAACGACGCCAAAAAAGCTATCACAAAATAACCTTTCTGACGTCGGCAAAATCTCCAACTTACACCAGGACCATAAATCCTGTTGCCTTACTCATGTTTTTTATTTGTTATGTCGCTATCATACCACCTACCGACTAGTATTACAAGCCTTATTTCAGTATTTTTTTTGACTTATTTTTGTTAACATTGTGAACGTTTAACTCTATATATACGTGTATATAGGGGTACATGAGGTACATGGGGTATTACGTTCTCCCTATTCCCTTTATATTTTATTTTTAAAGAATTTAATGTTTACAATGTTAACACTTTTTTTCGAACGTTTACGGTTCTGAATTGATAATTATTTTTTACATTGCACCCATGGTGCGACTGTGTGCATCTGATCGGGTGCATTTACCTGTGTCTACCATTACCAGGAATTTTAGTCTTAACCTTTCTTAACATCGCTGCTATGTCTTGAACTGACAGCGTAATCTTGCTCTCTGCTAATTACCCAAAGCGTAACTTATTACGGTTTCTGAAATTCCGTATACGCTTTTTCTGATCTCGTGCGTTTATCGTGTTACATAATATTGTTTCACTAGGGAGTTTTCCCTTGTCACCGTGTCCAGTTTTGGACCGGGCTCAAAATTGAGCCCGTTGACAGCAATGGCCAATAAAAGGATGCCACATAATGCAGCACCCTTAAATTGAGTTCAGTCAGATATATCATTTCGATCTTGGTTGATCCGGTTTCCTTATTCCGTCAAGTTTATCTTACCAGGAATATAAATTTTGATCACTCCGTTTTCTATCGGCACTAATTGCAGTACGTCCGCTTTCCAGACTTCTTTCGGGATTGGCGTTCCTTGTTCTAACTCGCATATTGTTTCGCATCCTGGTAGCCCGATCACTACTATTCTTGTTTCTATTGGTAATCTGTTACAAACTGCTTTAAATTTCATTGCTGCATTCTCCTTTCATTCTTAACTTTATGTATGCTTTCAAATATCGTCCGTCTTGCTGTTTTACCGTCTTAAGCGATAAAATATAAGGCTCTAGTATTTGAATCAATCTATCAAGCTCCTGTTGTGTCTCATAGCTTATTTTTATCTTTGTCACTTCTTACCTCTCTTTCATCATTGTTTGATATGTACTGCATAATTCGTCAAGCTTTCCTGTGATCTCTTGTAGTATCTTGATCATGGTATAATTCCTGGTTGCTCCGTTTCTGTATGCTTCCAGAATGTAGGCTCGATTTAAGCCGTCCGTATCTTCAAATTGGAACATTGTATTTTCTTGATCCCGTAAGATCACTCCTAACGATTCTGTAGCAAGTTCAACGTCCGTGATCAATGATTCCACCTTAAATTTATTATTTTCCATAAAAAACACTTCCTTTCTGTGTTAGGGTTGTGTTATATTAAATTTGTCGAATTTTCACAATATAAACACAACCCTTTGGTTTATCCCCCTTGATATGGTCGTCAACTGTATCAAGGGGTTTTTTCTATAGTTGCGTTAGTCCAGATAATACAAAGACTGTTGCCATTACTGGACTGATTAACTGTGTTACCAGGAGCAAGCAACCAATCACTATGATTGCTTGTCCTAAACGTCTATCTTTCATGTGTTAATATACTCCCTCTACTGCATTTATTAACTCTCTGATCGCTTCAATCTTGAGAATTTCAAGGGCTGATTGTTCTGAAAGCATACCCCCTTTTCTTCTCTCAGCCTGTATCAATTCCGCTGAATCAGCCATGATCTGGTTTACCATTCCTTTTCTTTCTTCGTTCATTTTTCTATATCTCCTTTCTTCTAGGGACCGACAATAAAATTGACTCTTCGTAACAAATCACGTATTTAAGCCATTTTTACATAAAATCTATGTTTGACTCTTCGCAATCACTGTATCTGCTAGAGTCAAGTTCTGACTCTTCGTATAAACCCTTATAAATACTATATTTTTATATGAAGAGTCAATTTTCTGACTGTCGCTTAGGTAACATCCAATACCATTTTGTATTATCTAAATATCCCTCTTTTTTGCTTATGATGTTCAATGCTTTCTTTGCATTTATGTATGTACCCTTAGAAAAACTATTTGCTTTTAACAATTCTTCCATTTCCTTAGCCAACCTTTTACCCTCTGGCATATTTCGCATGATAAAATCTTTACATTCTTCCAACGCCGGGGCTTGTCTTTTGGTTTGTGATGCCATTGATGAATAATCATCCATTGTGTACTGTGTCGTATCAACGTATTTTATACCGCCCTCTTCCGGGCTGATCTCAAATAATACTGTCAACCCTTTGTGTGCTAGACTTGATTTTTCATGTGACATATACCGTAGCTCTTTGTTTCCTGGTACTGTACCCAGTGCTAAATAACTACGGCACACGCCCACGATATCCGTTGATCCTATAATTCTTGTGATTGCATCACCTTTCTGATTCTTGTTAAAATGACAGATCAAAACAATTGCTATATTGTATTTTTCTGCTAATGCTACAATATGGTTTAATACTGATCTTGTTTTATTAGCTGCATTCATTTCTACATTCTCGCCAATATAAGACTGAAAAGGATCAAAGATGATAAGATCGGGACTAAACTCTTTTACGAACCCCTCTATCTCTGGACTGTCAAACGTTAAACTTGCTTCATCGTCTATGACAGTAGCTATGTTCTCCATATTTGCACCGCAAGCCCTCATTCTCGGCTTTAAGGTATCCCCGGCTCCATCCTCTGTGGTTAGATAGATCACTCTTCCAGGATCATTATGAAACGGCGTTGAATTAAAGAATGGCTTTCCTGTTGAAACACACGCCGCTATATAACATAACAAATATGTTTTTCCTACTCCTGGATAAGCTGCACACAAGGTTATCTTTCCCTTTGGGATATACGGATGAAACAACCATTGAATCGGCTTTTCTTCCACCTGTTGCATCGATACGAGCTTTGCCTTATGCTTCTTTCCTGGAACTATGACGCCGCCCTTAGTTGTTACGAGTCCTCTTTTACTAGCTTCTCTAATGAGTTCAGCAACTCTTTGTTGCTCATCTTTTTCGGGTCTTTCTTCCACGTTATCACCTCTTTTCTCTTCTTCTCCTGTCTTTCTTTCTCTAACTGTTCAACATACCATACACCAACATTTCTAAATGTCTGCCTTGCTTCGTTCTCGTATTTCTCTGAAAACTGCTTATAGTATGCCCTGGCGTTCTTGCTACCCATTGCCGTAAATTTGATCATTGCCATTTCTGCGAATCCTGGATAAGTTAATTCATATCCATAGATTGCCTTAAAAAAACTTTCAGTCAGCTTCATGTCTGGCTTAATCATCGCTATCAGTTCCTCTTTGCTGTTCATTCTTAATTCCCATCCTCTCACAAAGATAGTCTTTGCTGATTCTTCCACTAATGGTTATGTATCCCTTAGATTCAAGCTCCTTATTTAACCGGGCTATGATCCTGTATGCCATAGCAGAAGAACACTGCAGTAATTCACAAACTTCTTTTGCTTTGATAAATCCTGTCATGCTTTTACTCCTTTCATTCCAAAGCCATCGCCCCGACTTTTTTAATTTTCTTCTTTAATAATTTCCGTCACGTCAACACCTAAGATTTTTGCAAGCTTTCCCATTGTTTCTGGCTTAACGTCATTACCTCGCAAGATTCCGCAGTATGTGCCTTTAGGAAAACCGCTTGCCACGATCTCTTTTTGACCCATGCACGCCCTAGCTCTTGCTAGCTCTAATTTCTTTTTGTCTACTATCATTTTATCTCCTTTCTAAATTAGTGCATTTGACTAACTTAGCTTTATTATATTAGTGCATTTTAGTTATGTCAAGTATAAAATTAGTGCATTTTGAAATTATATAATTTACTTCTATTACTAAAAATGTTATTATTATTTTGGGAGGTTTTAAAATGGCGTTAGGAACAAACTTAAAAGAAATACTTAAGCAAAAAAACATGAGTATCAAAGATCTATCCAAAAAAACTGGGATATCTCTAAATACTCTATATTCGATAACTAAACGTGATGGAAGAATGGCACGTTTTGACATCATAAAAAAGATATGTGAAACCTTAGAAATTACAGAGAGTGAACTTCTGGGATTTGATGTTAAACCAGAAGATTATGAAACAAAAAATAAACGTCAGAATCTTAGAGTATACGAAGTCCATCGCAATTCTGACGAAAGAAACGGATTGATAACAACAAAAGGAACTCAACAAGACATAGTTAGTTTTTTTTCTGGTGTTGATAAATTAGTAGAAACGGCTATGGATCCACTTAGATATGAATATCTATCTAATTTTGATAAACTAAACGATAAAGGAAAAGAAAAAGCCATAGAGCAAGTAGAATTATTAACCAAAATACCAGAATACAAAAAAGACCCTGGAAACGATAACCAGGATCAAGAATAAAACACATTTTTCTTGGATAAATACGCATTTATCCTCATTTCTGCAACATAAATCAAGGAATATGTATCATTTATTCATTCTAAAGCCATCGCCCCGACTTAGAAAGAAAGGAATGATACTATGAGTATACAAAAAAGATCATGGACTACCAAAAAAGGCGTACAGTATAGATATTACGCTTGTGTTTGGAATCCTACAACCAATAAACCAATCTATGGAAAGCAACGTAAAAAGCGAAAAGAAGCCGTTCTTGATGAATCGCAGATATTAAAAGAGCTTGCTTCTGGTAAACTGTCGGTTACAGATCATAAGACGTTCGGGCAGTGTGCTGATCTGTGGTTAGAGTCTGCACCTAACCTTTACAGAAACAGCACCTATACAACTTACGTTTCATTCTATAACCGACATATTAAGAATGTGTTTGAGAACGCACAGATTGACCATATTCAGTCTATACAGATTCAAGAGTTAGTTAATACCATGAGTAAGAAATATGCCCCAGAAACAGTGAATAAATGTATCAACATACTATCCGATATATTTCAATTTGCTATTCAACCGCTAAAGGCATTACCAGAAAGTGAAAACCCTATGATCGGGATTAAACGCCTGAAAGTACCATACAAGAAAAAAGTTACCTGGACCGATGAGCAGATCGCACAGTTTCTCACTGATCCAGAAATTAAAGCAAACCATTATTACCCGATGTTCTGCGTGTCTCTGATCTTAGGTATGAGACCTGGGGAAGTGTGCGGTTTCTGCGATGATGATCTAGTTGATGAATGTCATGAATTAACATTTCACAGAACCATAGACAAGAGCGGACTTGTAAACGATGCTAAAACTTCCGACTCTGTACGTGCGTTATATCTTCCCGATATTCTTTATGATATTGTAAAACAAACGCAGACACGCAAATTACGACTTAAAAGCTATCATCCCGATTATCAGCACGACTTTTTATTTACGACTGTAAAAGGACGTCCTGTGAACCCTAATCGATATTCTATGCAATTTAGAACAGCACTAAGAAAGTACAATGAAACCGCTAGTGATCCATTACCTGTGATCCCGCTGTATAATTGCCGTCACTCATTTGCAACAAACAATTATGAGCGGGGAGAATCTGATAAGGTATTATCTGACATCATGGGGAACAGTCCTAAGACGTTCTTACAAACATACGCACATATCAGACGTAGACAATCAGATCAAGCCGTGATAGATTACGAGAAAAAAATATTTCAAAAACTTTGACAAAAAACTTTTACAAAGAAATTATTTCAGAAAATAAAAAAGCTACAAACCGCATAAATACGAAGTTTGTAGCTTATGACTCCAACGAGAATCGAACTCGTGATTCG